ATATTTTGAATTAAGAGATTGGTTTACAGAAAAAAATGATGGTGAAGATTTGATACACAAAGGAGCTTCATCTAGAAAACTTAAAATGCAAACTAAAATGGTGGGTGTTATCAAAGCAAGTTTAAAGAAACATGACGCCAAGGCACATGAAATGTTTTCAAAAGAAATAGAAAAGGCAGGTGATGTGACTACACAAAAAAGATTTTACATGGGTGAATATGGATATGCAAATGCAAAGGATGTTCTGCTAGGAAAGACAGAAACTCTAGTCAAAGCAGATAACTTTGATAGGTTTGAATTAGATAGTATATTTGAGTGGTGGAAAAAGAAAGCTACTAATAGATATAATAAATTGATGGCAGACAATAAAGTTCGTAAGGAACTAGAAGTCTGGAATCAAGACACAATGAATAAGATTGACATCATAAGATGAAGATTACAATTGCAAGATTACGCTCATTTGTTAAATACAATGGCCCACTTGAAACTGTTCTAGATAGTTTTTTTGAAAACTATGTAAAGTGGATGAAAGAAAATCCACAACATGAATATAAAACATATAATGTATCGTTTGACAATACTCGACCAAAAAGAACACCAGAAACAATTGAGTGGGCAGATGTAATTGTAATACCATCTGATTCTGAATTTAGATATCATGGTGAATTACAAATGAATCCAAAAGACTTGGCAAAGTCTGAAAGTCACATGGAACTTATTAAACCTTTTTTTAAAGATAAATCAGTTATAATGTGGAGAAGTGATAGAGGAGATACAGAAAAATTATATCGTAGTTTTTTGCCTGACATTAAAAATTTTTACACGATTGATGAAATAGATTTTAGTGGTAATATTCATGGTATGAAATATCACTTTATACAAACACTTAAAAATCCAATGTCAGATATGATGGGTAATACTAAAAGTATTGACTGGGCATATTGGGGAAGAATGAAACATGGAAATGACAGAGAAAAAACTATTCGTAAAATTTATCGTTCAGAATTATCTAATGTGATGGTTGGTGGTTTTCCTAGTGGAGTAGAAAGAAAATCAGCATGGATAAAAGATTGGAAAAAATTATATCCACTATTAGAACCTGCCAGAAGCACATTGTGTTTTAATTGGTTAGACCCAAATGCAACAACATCAAGATATCCAGAGGCATTATCAATTGGCATGATACCTTTTGTTTGGCAAGATTATGATGTTAATAACTCTTATAATATAGATGATTGGCAAAGAGTGGAGGAGTTTGAAGAATTAAAAGATAAAATTATACAACTAAGAAATGAAAACTTTTTTGCAAATAAACTAGATGAATATAGAAATAATTATAAACAAGTTCTTTTAAGTGAAGATGAATATTTTAAACAATTTAGTGCCATGATGGATGAAGCGATATGATAGACCATATTTACATACCAACTTTAGGCAGAGCAAATAATCAAATTACTTTTGATAATATGCCACCTAAAGTTCAAGAGATTACTTCTCTTGTAATTCAACCAAAAGAAAAAGATGATTATCCTAATTATCCTACTTTAGTTTTACCAGACAGTGATATCGGTATTACAGAAACTAGAAGATGGATTATGATGAATAGTGTTGATATTAAATATGGTGTATTTGATGATGACTTAAAATTTATTCGTAGAACGCCTGGTGGTGACAAATCAAAAAGAATTATGAATGATGAAGATTGGGATTATATGTTATCAGAGACTAGTGATTGGTTAGATGAGGTGGATTTTGCTGGTTTTAGACAAGGCAACTTACCACCAGCAGGCAAACCTTTTATTGATATCGCCGCTGTAAACTGTGGTTTCTTTTTCAATGGTAAAAAAATACCAAATGAAAGTGAATTAGATTGGTCACTACCAGTATGTGAAGATATACACATGGTATTACAATTGTTTAAAAAAGGATATAAAAATCGTATATGGGATGAATTTGGATACATATCTAAAATACTTGTGGATGGTGGTTGTAATGAATGGCGAACACTTAATTTAATCAACGATACACACCAAAAATTGATTGATTTATATCCAAATTATGTTTCTTGGAATGGTGTAAGGGAGAATGTTATGGGAGGCACTTTCAAAAAAATTAAGATAAAATGGAAAAAAATGTATACAGACAGTCAATTGGCAAAACTACCGATGGACTAAATATAATATGGCGAAACCTAATATAAATGATATGAAAACTAGAAATTTTGTACAAAAATACTTAAAAAGATTTTGTAGGGCAACTGTAGAAGTTGACAGAAAGAAAGAATCTAAAAAAGGTTATGTAAAACATAAAGGTATGGAAGATGGCGAAACCAGATATAAATGATATGATAGAACATTCTGAACCTTATTTTGAAAGAGTAGCAACAGGTAAAGTTATAGAACTATTTGATACTCAGTTTTTATATGAGGTTCACAAAGTAGTAGAAAAAGGTAGGGAAAGAATACCAGTTGATAAAACAAGCACAAGATTGTGTATGTTTGATGAAAAATGGAGTAAGATTTAATGTCAAAAAAGAAAGAAGTTAGTTCTGCTGATTTAGTAAAAATAGAACCGATTACAGATAATCAAAAATTATTATTTGAGGGATACAAACAAGGTAAGAATGGATTTTACTTTGGATGTGCTGGTACAGGTAAAACATTTGTATCTTTATATCTCGCATTACAAGATGTATTAAGACAAGGAACACCATATGATAGAGTTGTGATTGTTCGTTCATTGATACCAACAAGAGAGATAGGATTTCTGCCAGGCGATGAGGAAGATAAAGCTGCTTTGTATCAAATTCCATATGCAAACATGGTACAGTTTATGTTCAAACAACCAAATGAAGACGCTTTCAGAGGATTGTATGACGCTTTAAAAAGACAGAGTAGTTTACATTTTGTATCTACTTCATTTTTAAGAGGTTTAACTTTTGATAATTCAATCATCATAGTTGATGAGTGCCAAAACTTAAACTTTCATGAATTAGATACTATCATTACAAGGGTAGGACAGGATTCTAAAATAATGTTCTGTGGTGACTTTAGTCAAACAGACTTAACAAAAACAAATGAAAGAAATGGATTACATGACTTTTTAAGAATATTAGAAAACATGGATGAGTTTAATTGTGTTGAGTTTGATATTCCAGATATCGTAAGGTCTGGATTTGTTAGAAACTATTTAATAGAAAAAACTAAACTTGGCATAGGTGTAGATTTGTGAAAATTAGTTTAGAGGGATTATCTCTCATCAAAAAATTTGAGGGTTGTAAACTAGAGGCATATTATTGTTCTGGTGGAGTATTGACCATAGGTTATGGACACACTGGTAAAGTAAAAGAAACTGATGTCATAACACAAGATGAGGCAGATAGACTTTTAAAAGGTGACATTTTAAAGTTTGAACAATATGTAAGTGACAATGTAAAAGTAGATTTAGACCAAAGTCAATTTGACGCTTTAGTTTGTTGGACATATAATTTAGGTGTTGGTAATTTGAGAGAATCAACTATGTTAAAAAAATTAAATGAGGGTGACTATAAATCAGTTCCTTTTGAAATGAGAAGATGGAATAAAGCTGGTGGCAAAACTCTAGATGGATTAATTAGGAGGAGACAGGCAGAATCATTACTTTTTGAAAGTAAAGAATGGCATGATATATAAATTATGAAAAATTATGAGATTGAATTGAATGATGAATTACATTATTTTCCAATTTTAGAAACAAAAACAGTTGATAAAAAAAGATTTTATGTGACACCAGAGGGTAAAGAGTATCCATCAATTACAACAGTATTATCAACCAGAAACAAAGAGGGTTTGATGAAGTGGCGTAAAAAAGTTGGTAATGATGTTGCAACACATATTGCAAATAAAGCTGCTGTAAGAGGGTCAAAAGTTCACAAAATGTGTGAGGATTATCTAAATGGTTTAGATATGGAAAAACACAAGAAAGATTTTCTACCATATTGTTTATTCAATGAGTTAAAAAATCAAACTTTTGACAATATAAATGATGTTATTGGACAAGAATTAGTTTTATATTCTGATAAATATAAGATAGCAGGAAGAACAGATTTGATAGCAAACTATAAAGGAGAGTTATCAATAGTAGATTTTAAAACATCTACAAATGAAAGAAAAGATTCTTATAATGAGAATTATTACATACAAACATCGGCATATGCTGAGATGTTTGAAGAATTGACTGGACAACCAATCAATCAAATAGTAATTTTAGTGGTAACAGAGGATGGTATAGTTCAAGAGTTTATTAAAGATAAACAAGAATATATACCTTTATTAGAACAAACATTAGAGGAGTGGTACGAAACATGCAAGTAAATTGGACAGAAAGCGCCGCTAACCAAGCAAAAGTAATCTTGGCTGGTGAAGGCGATGATAAATTAAATGTTCGTTGTTTTATACAAGGTGGCGGATGTTCTGGTTTTCAATATGGATTTACATTAGATGAACAAAAAGAAGATGACCATGTGTTTGAAACAAATGGTGCAAAGTTATTGATAGACCCAATGAGTGGCGTATATTTTCATGGTGCAACAATAGACTATGTAAATGACCCATTACAAGGCTCTATGTTTACAATTAATAATCCAAATGCAAAATCAACTTGTGGATGTGGAAGTAGTGCAGCTTTTTAAAGGAGTAAAAAAGTATGATGGTCAAGGACTTAGAGCCAGCTCTATGTGTGCTAAACTATGGTTTAGCAGTTACATGTGTATTGTTGGTTTTGTACATAATATTTAAAGATGATTAAGAGATGTCAGTAAAAGAAGAAGAAATAAAAAACTTTCAGTCTAGTGTAGGTATTACAAAACACGAAACACCTATGTTGGATGAACTAGAGAATGGCCCATGGCCTTCTTTTATATCTGGTATCAAAACACTTAGAGATAAACATCCAGAGCCAAGAATAAACAAAATGACTAATGACCTGTTAGGTCAGTTAGAACATTCTTATGAAACTAGAAAAGGTTATTGGAAAGGTGGAACAGTATCAGTCTATGGATATGGTGGTGGTATTATACCTAGATTCTCAGAGGTAGGTAATCAGTTCCCAGAATCAAAAGAGTTTCATACACTTAGGGTACAACCACCTGCTGGCAATTATTATACAACAGATTCACTAAGACAACTTGCAGATTCATGGGAAAAGTATGGGTCTGGTCTTGTGACATTTCATGGTCAGACAGGTAATATAATGTTTATCGGTTCTACAACAGAAAACACACAACATTTTTTTGATGAAATAAATGACTATGGATTTGACTTAGGTGGTGCAGGGCCTTGTGTTCGTACTGCCATGTCATGTGTAGGTGCTGGTAGATGTGAGATGTCAAACATCAACGAACATAAAGCACATAGACTATTAGTGAATAATTTTATGGATGATATGCATAGACCTGCTCTTCCATATAAATTTAAATTTAAAGTATCAGGTTGTCCTAACGATTGTATGAATAGTATCGAAAGGGCAGACATGTCTATCATAGGCACATGGCGTGATGACATGAAAGTAAATCAAGAGGAGTGGAAAAACTTCTTAAAAGAAAAAGGAAGAAAATATGCGATTGATAATATCATCACTAGATGTCCTACTAATTCTCTTTCTCTTAACGATGATGATACACTTGCAGTAGATAATAAATCATGTGTAAAATGTATGCATTGTTTAAATGTAGTTCCTAAGGCACTTCATCCTGGCGATGACAAAGGAGCGACAATATTGATGGGTGGTAAAAGAACATTGAAAATCGGAGACTTGATGGGAACAGTTATAAAACCATTCGTTAAATTAGAGACAGAGGAAGATTGGGATTATCTAGTAGATTTAGCAGAAAGAACGATTGACTTCTGGGCAGATAATGCTTTAGAACATGAGCGTTGTGGTGAAATGATTGAAAGAATAGGATTAGAAAACTTTCTAGATGGTATCGAGGAAGATGTTGATGTCAACATGGTTGCTCATCCTAGAGAATCAAGTTATGTTCGTACAGATGATTGGGATGAGGAAGCGAAAAAATGGTACGAAAAAGCAGATTCCGCTTGACATTTTAATAACAATATAATATAATACTATTAAATAATTGGAGTATATATCATGGACTTAAATAGAGATGGTGATGGATTTCTAGTCAATACAAATGACTGGTCAGAGGAAGTCATGAATCAAATGGCAGAAGAAGATGATTTTGTCATTACAGATGAAATCAAAACCTACATAGACAAAGCAAGAGAAATGTATAATGCAACAGGCACTGTTCCTGCTGTTCGCAACTTTGCAAAAGAATTTGGAATGGATAGAAAGGCAAGTAAATTGTATGAAGTCTTTGAATCAGGCCCAATGAAAAAGATTGCAAAATATGGTGGATTACCTAAACCAACAGGTTGTGTTTAATGACAGACAATACAGTTCACACACCAAAATCATTTTCGTTAGAAATCGAAAAGATTGCATTCAATAAAAATTGCACACACTTAGACGCCATATCTATCTATTGTGAAAAGATGGGTATAGAACCTATATCTGTTGCAAAACTCATAACAAAAAGTTTAAAAGAAAAAATAGAGGCAAATGCCAGAGATTTAAATTATCTACCTAAATCAGCAAAATTACCAATGTAATGCAACCAATAGACGCTTACCTAATGTATTGTGCCATGAAGGCACATTTTGATAAAAGTGATTATGACTTTATAAAATATAGTGGTAAATCAAAAGTATCAAGAGATTCATTCTATAAAAGGAATGATAGAATTTTTTTTGTTAAATTAACAAGAAAGTATAAAAGTAAAGATGACATACAAGATTATTTACTTGCTAATTTTTTAAAACATCCTAATGGTTGGGTTGGCAAGTTTGATGAAGATAATTATACAGAGTGGAAAAAAAGAATACAAAGTTTAAGTTATACTTTTAAAACAGAAATAGAGCCTATCTTAGAAAAGGATTTGTTAGAAGTATCTAATGGTCAACATCCTAAATTACTAAAAAAATATCTTGGTAAAAGAGTTTCGATAGAGACTATGATTATACTAGATTCTATTTTAGATTACAGTAAAAAATGGAATGTAGGATTAAAAGATGATTACATGTGGCAGGATGTCCATAAACTTATAAATGATTATAAAAGTTTTTTAAATTTTGATAAAACTAAGTTTAAATTCATACTAAGAGAATTGATAGCATGAAAAAGATTAGACAGTTAGATATGGAGTTGGCAGGTGGATGTAATTACTCATGTGATATGTGTCCTCAAAGCTCTGGTCGTGAAAAAGAATTTAATAAATTATTGAAATGGGAAACCTTTGTAAAAATTGTAGACAATGCCATAGAACATGGAGTTGAAACTATTAGTTTACATGGTGGCGGTGAACCTACTTTAAATAAAAAATTTATGGATTGTGTTAGATACATCAAAGAGAGAAACATACATTGTAGTACAATTTCAAATGGTTATAAACTAGATGACAAATTAATTCAAGAGATATCAGAAAGTGGATTAGATGTTATTCGTATCTCTGCTGTAGGTTATGATACTGAGACTTATGACAAGTGGATGAAAGTAAGAAAGAAAGATACATCAGATAGATTTTTTAGAGTAAGAGATAATGTTCGTAAATTAGTTGAGGCATGTAAAGACACAAATACAGAAGTTTCTATACAACACTTAATTATAGATGTAAATAAAAAAGATTATGAAGTAGAACAATACAAAAAAAATTGGGTAGATTATACAGGTGCAAAGTCAGAGATTTGGTTAATGCACAATTGGTCTGGTGAATATGATGTCGTATATGAAAGAAGAAAAGATAAAAGGAGAGGTTGTGGAAGACCAACATCACCTATGTTACAAGTTAGAGCTGGTGGTCTTGGTAAACATCAAGGCGCTGTTGTTCCTTGTTGTATGGTGTTAGGTAATGATGTAGAGGCGACACTTGGACATTTAGATGTAAACACAATACAAGAAGTTTTAGATGGGGATAAATATCAAGAGTTAATAAAGGCACATGAAGAAGAAAGATTTGATGACATATCATACTGTAAAAACTGTGACCAACTTTATGAAGTGCCAGAAAGTTTAGTATGGACAAATATAGAAAGTAGAAAATATAATACATCAAAAGTTATTGAGGATATGAAACTTGCTTAATTATCACAAAACACCTTGGCCACACTTTACTGGTTCTTTACCAGAGGATTTTTATAAGCATGTAAAAAACATGTGGGATGATGATGATACTAAAAAGAAATGGAACAAAATTAAAAATAGGTCAAATATAGACATAGAAGATGACAAGATTAATACCATACTAAATGATATTAGTTTAGGCATATTGACTAGAAGTAAAGATGTATTTGAAACAGTTTATCCTAGACTTGATTATGAAAAACTTACAGGTGAATGTTCAAATTTATTTTCACAGAATCCACCAAACGAAGCATATTCAATGAGAAAATTACATATTGATAATGGCAATAAGTTGGTGACAGGTTTGTGGTATTTTAAACATCCAGATGAAAAAGATGATGGTGGTCATTTGACATTACATAATCCTAAAACAAAAGAAGAAAAGACATTTGAGTATGGTGAAAATAAAATTGTATTGTTTCCTAATACACCACTTAGTTGGCATTATATAACAGATAGAAAAGAATCAAAATATTCTAGAAGATTTATTTGCATGAGACTTGAGGCAAAACTTAAACTACATAACTATCAAACTAAAAATGGAAAAGATATTATGGAATATACAGATATAATTAATAATTATGAATAATGTATTGATATATGGAAATGGTAAATCTAGATTAGATTTTAAACCAAGAAAATTTGAAAACATATCTACTTGGGGATGTAATAGAATATATCGTGAAAGTATACATATAGATAATTTAGTGGCAGTGGATTACATAAGACAACATGAAATAATTAAAGACAATTATACAGATTCTACATTATGGTTTTCAGACTGGCATGAATTACCTAAACAGTTTATAGACAAGCCTGCTTGGGGTAGTAGATATATAGAGTTATTAAAACTAGGTTTTGACAAAGACCAGATTTTTGAAAATAGTAAAGTAGGAAAAACAAGATGTGTAGTGAGAGGTAAGAATCCATCTACTGCTTTACAAAAGTTTTATAACATGGATAAACCAAAAGATGAGGGTGAAATAGAGGCACTTAAACACAAGTGTATGAGAAACACAGGTTTGTATATTTCATGGATAACAGGTAAAGAAGATATAATAGACATAGATGAGTTTGAAAGAAATAGTGCTGGTAGTACATCAATGTATTTTGCTTGTGAACTAGGAGCAAAAAATATTTACTTATTAGGATTTGATTTGGCAACAGTGGGTAAACCATTGAGTAATGTTCATTTGTC